TGGTTTCCGCCTATTGTTGGTTTGATTGGCGGGGTGTTAACCGTAATATGGTTTGCAATCCGAATCTGGGAAACCGACACAGTAAAAGGTTTTACTGGGAGGGCAAATGCCAAGCAAGAGCAAAGCTCAGCACAACCTGATGGCGATGGTCGCTAATGACCCAGCCGCTGCTAAGCGCGTAGGCGTGCCGCAGTCGGTTGGAAAAGAGTTTGTCGAGGCCGACAAAGGCCGCAACTTTAACCGAGGTGGTGACATGAAAGAATCCAAGAAAATGATGGGTAAAGAAGTGGCCTTCATGAAAAAGAAGGGCGCTCCCAAGGCTATGGTCAAGCATGAGATGGCTGAGATGGGCATGAAGAAAGGTGGCTACGCTTCTGGCGGTATGCCGATGGTTATGAAAGACGGGAAAAAAGTTCCCGCTTTTGCAGCCGACGGTCAAGGAAAAATGAAGGCGGGCGGCATGGCCAAGAAGATGATGGGCGGCGGCATGACCTATTCTGCCGGCGGATACACACGCGCAGCTGACGGTATTGCCAAGAAAGGCAAGACTAAAGGCGCTCAAGTCCGCATGATGGGCGGCGGGAAGTGCTGACATGGCAACGTACCGTAAGCCCACTGAAAAAGAACGGTCGAAGCTTGCGCGGTCACGCGAGATGATGCAAAAAGGTATTGCGGGCGAGAAAGACATCATGTCTCGCTTCATGCCTACAATGGCTAAGTCGGCGCGCGACGACATTCGGGCCGCAAAAGAAATGCGTGAGTCCGTGCCCGAGGCAGCTCGAGAGTACGAAGCGTATCAAGAAGCTGGCTATGCCAAAGGTGGATCGGTCGGGTCCGCCTCCAAGCGTGCGGATGGCTGTGCTCAGCGGGGCAAGACTAAAGGTCGGATGATCTAGGAGATCACCATGATGTCTTCACGCGGCATGGGGGCGATCAACCCCAACAAAATGCCCGGGCCCAAGCGAAAGCAGCGGCGCGATGACACGGCGTTCTACGAGTACGCTGAGGGTGGTGAAGTTAAGTCCAAGGTCAATGAAGCTGGGAATTATACGAAGCCGGGGATGCGTAAAGCCTTGTTCAACAAGATCAAGGGGCAGGCTACGCAGGGGACTGGCGCAGGCCAGTGGAGCGCGAGAAAAGCTCAGCTGCTGGCAAAGAAGTACAAGGCCGCTGGTGGCGGGTACAAAGATTGAAAGCCCCGCAGAAATCGCTCTCTGACTGGACTGCCCAGAAATGGCGCACGAAGTCTGGTAAGCCATCAAGTAAGACGGGTGAGCGGTATCTGCCGGAGGCAGCAATCAAGTCTCTCAGCCCGCAAGAGTATGCAGCGACTACGAAGGCCAAGCGAGCGGGCAAGGCCGCCGGCAAACAGTTCGTTAAACAGCCCAAGGGCGTAGCCCAGAAGACTGCGAGATTTCGATGACCACTACCGGCACCACGGCGTTCAACTTAGAGTTCACAGACATCGCTGAAGAGGCGTGGGAGCGGGCTGGGCGCGAGATGCGTTCTGGCTATGACCTGCGAACTGCTCGCCGGTCTATGAACTTGATGACCATTGAGTGGCAAAATCGTGGCATCAACATGTGGACAATCGAGCAGGGTACGCTGACCCTGACGCCCGGGCTGAACACCTATGCTCTCCCCCTTGATACCATCGATCTGCTCGACCACGTCATTCGCACGGGGCAAAACGCTGCCTCAACGCAGGCAGACCTGAACATCACCCGCATCAGTGTTTCGACGTACGCCACGATCCCGAACAAGCTAGCTCCGGGGCGTCCCATTCAGGTCTGGGTGCAACGGTTGTCAGGGCAGGTATCGCCCACGGGCGCTACGCTCAACGGGACCATCACCAGTTCCACAACCACTATCACACTCTCCTCGACCGCAAACCTTGCCTCTGCCGGTTTCATCCGTCTCGGGTCCGAAGACATCTACTATGGCTGGCTGGATGGCAATAGTCTAGGCGGTGTGGTGCGTGGACAGAACGGTACGACGGCAGCGGGGCATTCCTCGGGGGCTACGGTCTACAACCCCAACCTGCCGGCCATCACAGTGTGGCCCACGCCGGACAACTCGCAGACCTATCAGTTCGTGTACTGGCGCATGAGGCGCGTGCAGGACGCAGGGAACGGCGTTGAGACTGCGGACATGAACTTCCGTTTCCTCCCCTGCGTAGTAGCAGGGCTTGCGTACTACATCGCGATGAAAGTGCCGGAGCTGATGTCTCGGCTTGATATGCTGAAAGCCGCGTACGACGAACAGTTCAACTTGGCGGCTGGAGAGGATCGTGAGAAGGCCGCTGTTCGTCTCGTGCCGCGCCGGGCCTTCATCGGTGGAGTGATGTAGTGGGTAATCGGTTTGCCAGCGGCAAGAAGGCAATTGCGATCTGTGATCGCTGTGGCCTGCGCTTCCGCCTGCGCGACCTTCGCACACTGATTGTCAAGACCAAACCTGTCAATGTGCTAGTGTGCCGGGAGTGCTGGGACCCAGATCATCCCCAGTTGCAGTTGGGCATGTATCCTGTAGACGACCCGCAAGCTTTGCGGAATCCTCGCAGGGACACAACGTACGTAACCGCCGGCGTGAATGCTGACGGCAACCTGACTGGCGGCTCACGCGAGATTCAGTGGGGCTGGAATCCGGTAGGCGGAGCAAGTGCAAATGATGCGGGGCTGACGCCGAATTACTTGGTGGCAGTCACGTCTGTTGGTACAGTAACGGTAGTGACGACTTAGGAGTCAACATGGACGCTAAGAAAGCGGTGCATAAGCATGAAGCCAACATGCACCCGGGCAAAAAGCCTACGAAGTTTGCCAAGGGCGGCAAGACCAATCTTCAGATGAAACAGATGGGGCGTAACCTTGCGAAGGTTGCGAACCAACAGAAGCCGATGCGGCGTACCCGCATGACTGGGGTTTGAGATGAAGAAAGATTCCAATCAGCCGAAGCCGGCTCCCAAGGTAGACCTGAAGAATTCTGGGTACCCCCAGACGGGCGTAAAAACTACCGGCATCAAAATCCGTGGAACTGGTGCTGCGACTAAGGGCGTGATGGCCCGTGGGCCGATGGCGTAAGCTATGCAATACACTGAGTTGGCAACCAATGTTGCGAACATCGTTGAGAACACTTTCACCGATGCTCAGATGGCGATGTTCGTCCGTCAGGCCGAACAGATCATCTACAACTCTGTGCAGATTGCCAATCTGCGCAAGAACGTCTATGGGCAGTTGACCGCTGATAATCAGTACCTATCCGCTCCGACGGACTACCTGTCTACCTACTCTCTTGCCGTGATCACGGGGGTTACCGGTGGCAACATCAACACCGGTACGTATTCGTACCTGATCAACAAGGATGTGAACTTCATCCGCGAAGCGTACCCGCCGCCCAACTCCAAGGGCCTGCCTAAGTATTACGCGATCTTCGGACCAAGGTCAGATCTGGAGACGGAACTCTCGTTCATTGTAGGCCCTACGCCCGATCTGGCGTACTACGTTGAGCTGCACTATTACTACTACCCTGAGTCTATCGTTCAGGGTGCGTTGAATACGCTGGGGGCCATCACGGCGGGCTCGTTGTACACCAACGGGACGTATAACGGTGTAGCTCTCACGGGCGGATCTGGCTCTGGTGCAACGGCGAGGATTGTTGTTTCCGGCGGTGCGGTGACCTCGGTCACGATTCAAAACCCCGGCGTGTTCTACGCAGTGGGGAATACGTTGTCTTGCGATGCGTCGAGCATCGGCGGGACAGGTTCCGGCTTTAGCATCTCCGTTTCTGCAGTCACCAACGCAAGCGGTGTCACTTGGCTAGGCGAGAACTTTGACTCAGCGCTTTTGAACGCTACGGTTGTCGAAGCCGCTAGGTTCATGAAAGCTGAGAAAGAGCAGATGGATATGTACGCTCAGCTCTACGGCCAGTCGCTGGCGCTCCTCAAGAATCTGGGCGACGGCAAGCAGCGTATGGATGCTTATCGTGATGGGCAGGTAAGGAACCCGGTCAAATGATCGTCCAGACGCAGACTACGAGTTTTAAGGCGGAGTTGTACGAGGCTGTCCACAATCTGCTAACGGACACCTTGAAGCTCGCGCTCTACACCGCCGAAGCCAACCTCGACGCGTCTACGACCGTCTACACCACGGAAAATGAGATTACGGGCACGGGGTACAGCGCAGGTGGAAACGTAGTAACCGGGGTGACAATTAACAGCAGCGGCTACACTGCATGGGTGACGTTCAACAACGTGCTCTGGGTCCCGGCAGCCTTTACCACTCGGTGCGCGCTGCTCTACAATGCCAGCAAAGCCAATCGGTCAATCGTGGTACTGGATTTCGGGTCTGACAAAACCTGCATAAACACATTTACGGTCACAATGCCGGGTGATACAGCTACCACGGCTTTGATCCGGTCAAGCAATTGAGGTGAAACATGGAAGAGCGCTCTAAAGCCGGCGGTGTGTTTAAGGTTGTATGCCGGGACTCGGAAGGTCAGATTAAGTGGACGGCGGAGACACCGAACCTTGTCGTAAACGGCGGCCTGCAAGACATGAACACCCAGTACTTTACAGGTACTAGCTACACCGCTGCTTGGTATATTGGCCTGTACGGTGCCGCTTCCACCAACAACCCTGCCGCAGGCGATACTGCATCATCCCACGCAGGCTGGACCGAAGTGACGTCTTACTCTCAAGCTACCCGCCCGCAATGCGTGTTCGGTACGGCTACAACTGCTGACCCGTCGGTCATTAGCAATACTGCTTCTCCGGCCACTTACAGTATTACCGGCTCAGTAACGGTTGGCGGAGCGTTTTTGATTAGTAACAACACAAAGGGTGGGACTACGGGGGTGTTGTTCTCTGCTGCTGACTTTCAGTCGCCCGGGGACAGGAACGTTGTGAACGGCGATACCCTGACCGTTACGTACACCTTCAGTCTGGATGCTGCGTGATGGCTACCAAATTCAAAAAGGGCGATGACGTAAAAGTCCGGCAGATTAATCCCTCCGGCCCTGTTCTAGCCCTCCGAATGGACGAAGACGGTAATGTGTACTGTCTTTTAGAATGGACTGATGTGGACGGGAACGCACAAGAACGCTGGTTCTTGGAAGACGATCTGACCGCTGTTTAACATGGTGGGGTATGGCCTTTTCAACCGGGTCTTTTGCAGAACTCCCGTTCTCAACGGTTGGGGGTACGTTTTACTCCCCCGTTATATCTGAGTCCGCCACAGGCGCTGACTCCGTCAGCAGTCTTGCTTCGTTTGTCTCGGCTGTTGCCGAAACCGCTACCGGCGCGGACACAGTTTCCGCCCTCTTTCAGATCCTTGCCAATATATCTGAGTCCAGCACCGTTGCCGACTCCGTTGCCTCACTCGTCTCCTTCCCCAACTTTATTTCTGAGTCCGCGACAGGCGCGGATTCGGTTGCTACTGCCGTTACCTTTGCCGTCTCCATCTTAGAGTCTTCTACCGCTACCGATTCGTTTGCCACGACCGTTACGTTCTTGGCTTCGGTATCGGAGTCTGCAACCGGCTCTGACGCAGTTACCCGCCGGGGCTTGTGGGAACCGGTAGATGACACACAGAATGCAAATTGGATTCAGATTACGGTCAGCCCGGGAACAGGCTGGACAATCATTCCTACCGTATAGGTGAAGTATGCCGTTAGTCGTCAAAGACCGTGTTAGAGAAACAACCACCACTACCGGGACCGGGACAGTCACGCTCGCCGGGGCGGTAGCAGGTTTCCAAAGCTTCTCAGCGATTGGTAACGCTAACACCACGTACTACACCATCAACCTGCCTGGAGCGAACGAGTGGGAAGTTGGGATTGGGACGTATACCGCATCTGGTACGACACTCAGCCGGGACACGATCCTTGCATCTTCCAACAGCGGGTCGGCGGTTAACTTCTCCGCCGGGACAAAGGATGTCTTTTGTACTTATCCGGCTGGCAGATCGGTGTATTACGACACCTCTACAAACGTCACGCTTAATGCACTTACGTTGTCCGGCGGTACTGCTAACGGTGTTGTCTATCTCAACGCATCTAAGGTTGCTACTAGTGGAACGGCGCTGACTTTTGATGGGACGAATTTGGGGGTTGGTTCTGATGTTGGAGTAAGCCCAACCAATGGTCTTACTCGGTCTTGGGGTGATGCAAAACGCTTTGCATTTATGACGTTTGACGCATCCTATTACATGGAGGTCAATGCGGACGCTGCCAATCGCGCAATCAACTACACGGTTAACTCTGGCGACGGCACTGCAAAGCACATCTGGAATCTCGGGGCTTCTGGAACGCCCTCCGAACAAATGCGCCTGAACTCCTCCGGTCTGGAGGTCAAGCAATCCCAACTGATCGGATACAGCAGTTTTGCAGGCATCGGCACAAACGGCTTGGCTGTTGCTGGTAATGTTGGGATTGGGACGAATACGCCTACTGCAAAACTTTCAGCAGTTGGCACTCCAACGGTCGGTGCTCTTGTGGCATCTATCCCCAACGACCCAAATGACTCATCTGTCGCAACTATTACTGTTGGAGCAAACACCAATGGTGGCATCTGGGGTGGTGGAGGTTTTGGCCTCAGAATTATTGACAAGACATCCAACAGTGGTAGCAATCAAATTGGTTACGGACTTTACGTTGCCGCGCCATTTGACGGCACAAACGCAACAGGCAATACCTATGCGCTGACAAAATACGGCATCTACGTTGACGACATTTACAGCTTCTACGGAATCAACAGTCCCACGACAAACGCCAACTGGGGCATATACATTAAAGGCGGCGCGAACAACTACATCGCTGGCAACCTCGGGATTGGGACGAATGCGCCGAGTTCTGCCTTGTACGTTAAGAGAACTAGCGGGAATGCTGGTATCTATGCGGATTACAACGGCACCAACATTGGCAGGCTCGAAGCTGCTTCAAATGGAAATTTGTATGTCGGGACTACAACCGGCACGGGGGCACTGATTTTAGGGACAACAGCAAACGCTGCCGCCCTTGAGTTGAATAACTCCGGCAACCTCGGTCTGGGGGTGGCGCCGCCGTCCGGTTCTTCTACCCCCGGCATATTTATGTCCGGTGTTACCAACATATTCGGATCAACCAGCAATGGCATTACATTCGCAGCAAATACCTATCGTGATGCGGGTGTTTTCAAATACGTTTCCTCCAGCACGGCTTCCCGGTATTCGCAAGAAGCTGGCGCTCACTCTTGGCTCACCGCCCCCTCCGGCACCGCAAACGACCCCATCTCCTTCACCCAAGCAATGACGCTGGATGCTAGTGGGAATTTGTTGGTTGGGACGACAACTTCGTCAAACCGAACCATTACAGTGGGCGCTGCAAATGCGTCTATTGCCCTTGCTGACGCTAACGGTGGGATTTATTTCGGGGCGACAGGTACTCCAGTTGGCTCGGGGGGCTTTGGGGTAAACGCGGCAATTGCCCGTGCTGGCGGCACAAATTTCCACATTAGTGGCTCTGTCGCGGGTGACTTGTGTATTGCGCCAGAGGGCACAAAAGCCATACTGTTTGGAACGTCAGCTTCTGCTAGCTCCGTCACCGAACGCGCCCGTATCACCAGCGGTGGGGATGTTGGGATTGGGACGAATGCGCCAACGCAAAAACTTACGGTTAATGGGAATATTGAAACGCAGAACGCAGGTTACGTCCGATCCGTGGGCACAGGTTCTGATTCTGCTGGAGTAGGCCCAAATATTGGAGTTAACTCCACTTCTCTTGTTTACTATATTCAGCAGTTAAACGCATCCAACGGGCTAGATTTTTGGTACTACAATGCCGGATGGAATAAAAGGCTAACCCTCGACTCCTCCGGCAACCTCGGGATTGGGACGCCTACGCCCAATGCAAAACTTGCGGTATCTAATGCAGGTGCAGCAGGTTTAGAAATTAGTCCTACGAGCGGTTTCCTTGGAGGTGCGTATATTCAAGGTTACAACCGAAGCACATTAGCTTTCATTCCTGTTGAAGTTATTTGCTCAAGTTTTGCAGTGGTGCTTGGCACCACCCAAGCAATGACGCTGGACGCTAGTGGGAATTTGATTGTTGGAGCAACAGGAACTGCACAAGGACGAGTTCATGCCCATGCAACTACTAATGCTCAGTTTGTAGCAACAGACGCAACTCTTGGAACCACTTACGGCGGCGTGTTTCGAGGCTACGGTGTTGTTGGTCAAGGAGGAAACGCTGAACTTGGCGTGTTAGACAACGGTTCTTACACCAAAGCCATAAAAATACTGGATAACGCAACAGGAATTCAGTTTTTCACTGGCGTAACCAACGCAGGCAGTACCGAACGCGCCCGTATCACCTCAACCGGTGAGTTTCAATGGAAGCCCGACGGCAGCACCCAAGCAATGACGCTGGATGCTAGTGGGCGGCTTCTTGTTGGAACAACAGCGCAAGGTACTTATGGTGGTAATACAGCGGAGTTTCGTGGTGCAAACATTGCTACGCTCGGCACAAACGTCACTGGTAATTTGAGTTTGTTCACAACGGACTCTCAAGCTGCTGACAAAGGCGCCGTAATTGGGTTAGGGGGTATTTATGCAGACACTACTCCTTATGCGTTTGGAGCGATTGCTGCTCGCAAGTCAAATAGTACGTCGGGTAACGCGGAAGGGTATTTGCAGTTTTATACAACTGATTCTAGCAATACGATCCGCGAACGCGCCCGTATCACCAGCGATGGGGATTTGTTGGTTGGCGATACCACCAATCCAGACGCTCGTCGGTTGCGTGTCTATGGCATTGCAGAGTTTGATGGGAACTTGGTTAGTTTAACAGTTTACAAATCGTCTGGGACAAAAATTGGATCGTCTGGACAAGGTGATTATGTTGTAAGTGGAGGTCCGACGGATGGCTTTGGCATCCAGTCTCAAACCGCGCTGGTGTTTGGTTCAGGCGGCACCACCGAACGCGCCCGTATCACCACCGGTGGGTTGTTCCAAGTTTCGTCTGGCGGCAGCGTTCAAGTCGGAGGCACGGCTGCCCGTGCGACAACGGCAGGAACAAATCGAGTTGACATCTTTGACGGCACGGCTCCTGTCGGCACTCTTGCAAACGGCGTGTCGTTTTACTCAGCCGCTGGTGAAGCAAACGTCATGGACGCAGCCGGTAATGCAACGCTGCTGTCTCCGCACGATTCAGAAACGAATGAATGGATTTTCCGTTCCAAACACACCCCGTCAGGAAAAGTCCTGCGGATTGATGTGGAGCGTCTGCTCCGTTTTGTTAACACCCATTTTGGCCTTGATGCGGTCAAAGAATTTGTAGAGGAATAATCATGGACTGGTCTATTGGTGCCCTCGATTGCAAAGTCTCAGAAGACAACCTGAGCGATGTTGTCTATCAATGCCACTGGCGGTGTTCTGCCACCGAAGTAGATGGTGACAAGACCTACTCTGCCTCTGTCTACTCTACCTGCTCGGTTCCCGGCCCGAACCCGGCGAGCTTTGTTCCGTTTGACCAACTCACGCAAACAGAGGTTCTTGGCTGGATCTGGGCGAACGGAGTTGATCGTGCGGCCACGGAAGCCGCAGTTCAAGCCCAACTGGAACTCCAAAAGCACCCTGTAACGGTTTCACTCGCACCGCCGTGGGCAGCTTAACTAGAGAAACGTCATGAGCCTATCTAACAACTTCCCGAGCTGGATCCCTACAGGGTTGCCCCCCCTGCATCCCGTTCGAGTTTGGGCGTAACATTGAGGTTTAAGAGGAGTTCCCATGAAAGAAGTTACCATTACTCTGACTATCGACGAGCTGAACATCCTGCTGACTGGACTCGGCAAGCTACCCCTTGAGATGGCGGTCGCCGTCTTTGGAAAAGTCAAAGCGCAAGCTGAATCCCAGCTACAAGCCGCAGATCAACCCCAAGCGTAACTGAGGACCCTCATGACCACTGCCTACACCCCCATCCTTAAACTGGCCCTGCCGGTGACCGGAGAGCTATCCGGCACATGGGGTACGGTTGTGAACGACAACATCACCTCGATGGTTGAGCAGGCAGTGGCAGGGCTAGCTACGATCAGTACGTGGACAGCTTCGCCCGGAAACGCGCACACCCTTACCACCGCTGACGGCACGAGCTCTGAATCACGATGCGCAATGCTTGTGTTGGCTACAGGGTCTGGCGGTAGTGCGCTTACCGGAGCGGGAGAGGTCATCTGCCCAGCGGCATCGAAGTTGTATGTGGTCAAGAACGGTACGTCGTACGCGGTGACGCTTAAGACCTCCTCTGGCACAGGCATAGCCATCCCTGCGGGCGAGACTGCCTTCTTGTTCTGCGATGGCACCAACGTCAATCAGTGCGTGACGTCCTTTGTCAATGCGACGCTCTCAGGCAACCTGACCGTCAATGGGAACACCACGCTGGGCGACGCGGCAACGGACACCATCACCGCCACCGGCCAGTTCAACACGGACCTGCTTCCTTCCACCGACAATGCGCGGGATCTGGGTTCGACGGCCAAGTCGTGGAGAACTCTTTACTGCGAGACGTCAGTTCTGACAGCCCTCGTCACGACGACCAACCTGCAAGTCACTAACATCAAGGCAAACGATGGCGCTTCCGCCGTCACGATTGCGGACTCCACTGGCGCGGTAACGATCTCAACGCTACTCAACGTAGACAATCTGCGCCTTGAAACAAACACGCTGTCCTCAACGGACACCAACGGCAATATCACGCTGGCTCCCAATGGAACGGGTGACGTCCAGCTAGACGCAGACACAATCCGTGTAGGCGATTCCGGAGCGAATGTCACCATTACTTCCAACGGTGCGGGCGATCTAATCCTAAACACCAACTCAGGAACGAACTCCGGCTCCATCACTATTGAGGACGGAGCAAACGGGGCAATCAACCTTACGCCCAACGGCACGGGCGCGGTCGTTCTCCCTTTGCTTCGCTTGTCAGGCTCTACCTCTGGCTACGTGGGGTTGAAAGGCGCCGCCATAGCGGGGTCTACGACGTACACACTACCTGCCGCTGACGGTACAAACGGACAGGTATTGAGCACCAATGGGACGGGCACGTTGTCTTGGGTAGCCGCCGCTGCAAGCGGCGTTACGTCATTTTCTGCGGGCACCACAGGGCTTACGCCAAACACGGCTACCACCGGTGTGGTGACCCTTGCGGGTACGCTAGCAATTGCTAACGGCGGTACGGGGCAGACTACCGCAGGCGCGGCGTTCAACGCTCTTGCGCCGTCACAGACTGGAAACAACGGGAAGTACCTTACGACCGACGGCACGAATACGTCTTGGGCAACGGTAAGCGGCGGCGGATCCCCCGGCGGGTCGGATACGCAAGTCCAGTTTAACGACAGCGGGTCCTTCGGCGGGGATTCTGATTTTACGTGGAACAAGACTACAAATACGCTCACTATAAACACCATAAATATTGGTAGAGGCGCAAATAATATTGCTACCAATGTTCTAATTGGTACAGCTGCGGCTAGCGCAACGGCTAGTAATCTGAAGAACGTTTCCGTGGGTGTTGGGGCGTTAAATGGTTTGACAGGTGGTCAATTAAATGTGGCGGCGGGATGGAATGCGCTGAACGCGCTTACTTCGGGCACCGGCAACGTAGCAATTGGTAATAACGCTGCCGCTTCTCTGCTTACGTCTAATTTTAATACCGCTGTAGGAGCCTTTGCGCTAGACGGCCTTGCAAGTACTGCCGGGTCTAATGTTGCAGTTGGGTATTCCGCGCTGACCGCCGCTTTAACTGGAGCCGATAACACGGCTGTCGGAGCTGCTGCCGGTACAGCAGTAACGAGTGGGACGAGAAATACACTAATAGGCTCCAATACTGGAGACGCTATAACAACTGGCGGATATAACACAGCAGTAGGCCAAGACGCGCTTGGCTCGCTAGAATCCGGTTCATACAATGTTGCGCTTGGGCAGGACGCAGGAAGCGTTGCCACGGGGGAGCAAAACACGTTTATCGGTGCAATAGCCGGTAATGGGCAGACCTCGGGCGATAACAACATCATTATTGGGTATAACGCTGACGGCTCTACAACTACCGTCTCCAATGAAATCACCCTTGGCAACTCGTCGATTGCCACCCTGCGCTGCCAAGTCACGACCATCACTGCGCTCTCCGACGCGCGGGACAAGAAGGACGTGCAAGACATCCCGCTGGGGGTAAGCTTTATCCAGCGTTTGCATCCGGTTTCATTTGTCTGGAACACTCGGGATGGTGGCAAAGTAGATGCGCCAGAGTTCGGGTTTATCGCCCAAGAGCTTCGACAGGCCCAAGCCGACCACGGAGTCACGCTGCCGGGGCTGGTTTACGACATCAACCCTGAGCGCCTCGAAGCTGCTCCGGGTACA